AACGCTCATCCCTTGACTAAGGAATCTAAGTCAAAAGATGATTCATGATGTATGCCTTAGTTGTTATCACCCCCATACTAAAGGCTAAACGGGAGTTCCACTAACCTGAGGACACTACGTCAGTGTCTTGACAGAGTCAGACTCTTTATCCCCATAAGGGAGAAAGGACCATGACATGAGCTCTGAAAGGAACTCACTGTCGGGACTAACGTTGCGTCTTCTTGTTTCTGGTATACCTTCTTATGCTATCAATCCTCTTGCAGGATTGCTACTTAAGTGGGCTACCTGTAGTGGCGAAGAGTGGACAGTTAAGAGATGTAAATCTCTTAAACTTACACTCATTCAGCTACGCGCTGGAGTTACCGTTACTACTCCTTTAGCAAGGAATAGACAGGGTGACTTCAAGGGCGTAGTTGGCAGTCTGTTGAGGTATGCAATGAAATCCGACAAGAACTTTATTAAAGTTCTTAACGCATTCATGGCATATTCTCATTGGTACTCTAGTCAAGTGACTAAGTCCCAAAGGAATAAGTTCCTGACAGCTGTCAACACTGAGCCTGTAGAGATACAGGCTACTCTCAAAGACTCTTTGGTTAGAGTCACGAGAGCAGTAGCCGGTAGGCGTACCATTCATGGAATGCCTCAACCCTTGTTTAGTTGGCAGGGTTCTCCTAATAAGAGAGCCCCTACATCTAAATTCGGGTCCGTACCACAATCTTCTCATCTATTTAGTGAGATTTTTCTTACTAATAGTCAGAAGACATGGGACCACATTAAATCCTTGTATCATGAGATTTATTCTCATGTTTTCAAGGGAATCAATATTAGGGAGTTTGTGGACTCCTGTCATATTGATGATATTGAATGTGGACCTATGGTGGCCGGTGAGGTTCATTTCATTCAGGAACCTGGGTATAAACTCCGAAGCATTGCTTCACCCTATCGATTGTTTCAAGTGGCTTCACAACCACTAAAACATGATTTAGGTGAGCTTGTACACAGTCTTGAATGGGATTGTACCCATGATCAAAGCCGTGCATTCCCAATCATTCAGGAAGCATTGAGGTCTAAGAAAACAGTCTACTCTGTAGACTTGTCTTCAGCGACCGATTACTTCCCGTTTGAGTTGCAGCAGATAGTTTTGGAAACTATCTACGGCAAAGACAACCCATATATCCAATTGTTTCGTGATGTTTCACGATCAACTTGGAAATGTGAGTTGGGGGATATTGTTTGGAAACGGGGTCAGCCTTTGGGCTTTAACCCTAGTTTCTTTACATTTACCCTAACTCATGGTCTACTACTTCTTACTTTGCTAGGTAAGAAGTGGGATCATGAGTTCTTTGTCTTGGGAGACGATGTGATAATACTTGACGAACGTTTGTTCGAAAAGTACACATCGCTTCTCAATACATTGGGATGCCCCTATGCACCTGACAAGACCTTAGTTTCGAGCAAACTTGCTGAGTTTGCTGGAAAGGTTGTTTTACCTGATATTGTCATTCCACAGTTAAAGTGGAGGGACGTATCAGATGATAACTTCCTTGATCTTGCCAAGTTAGTAGGACGGAGGATCAGGCTCCTTCTCACCAAGAAACAAAATAGAATCTTAGATACCTTTGCAGGTATCCCTGATTTTATCCATCCATATGGCCTTAATTGGTCATATCCGGGTAGCAACCTGGAGACGATGATTCGTCATGGATTGGAAATTTGTTTCGAGGAGAGGGTGTTGAACTCCCTCACGGGTCTAAGTAAGCATGTTAATAATCAGCTATATGCTGATTATCAACATCTTACGAACGATCTTCTAATGTTTGTCGATAAGACAAGCATTAGAGAGGCCGTTTACACTTTCGACGAGAAAGTGAAGTCTGTATTCCTTAGCCTGGGTTATGCTCGTAAGCATTACGAGTATTTCCTAGAAGGCTTAAAGGACATACCTTTGGCTCTCTGTGATGGTTCCAAACATCACGAGTTGCCTTTTGAAGAGGTTCAACCCTCACGGGTTACACTTCTTCAACGGTTGTCCTGGTACCTGAAGAGACACCAGAACAAGGACC